ACGAGAAGCCATAGCTGATAAAGGTATATGGACTGCTAAGAAGCGATATGCACTTCATGTATATGATATGGAAGGTGTAAGATATAAAGAACCCATAATGAAAGTTATGGGTCTCGAGACTCAGCGTTCATCTGTTCCTTTGATTTGTAGAGATAATATGAAAGCTGCTCTAAGGCTAATCTTCGAAAAAGATGAAAAGGCTCTTATGGACTTTGTTGCTGACTTCAGAAGCAAGTTCAAGAGCTTATCGTTTGAAGATGTTGCATTCCCTCGAGGAGTTAAAGGTTTAGATAAATATAAGAATGAAGTAACAATCTACAATAAAGGAACACCGATTCATGTTCGTGGTGCACTAGTCTTCAACAATATGTTGAAAGAACATGACATCGAACAACAATACAATCCAATCTATGAAGGCGATAAGATTAAGTTTTGTTATTTAAGATTGCCTAACCCAGCTAGAGAGAATGTGCTTGCAATTAGTAGTGCACTACCTAAACAGTTTAACATTGCACAATACATTGACTATGAAAAACAATTTGAGAAGAGCTTCTTGGAGCCAATGAAGAATATAGCTGAGACTATACAATGGAAGTTGGAACGAGGACAAGCAACGTTGGAGGACTTTTTCTAATGGCAGGAGATTTTGATTTTGGATTCACAGCAATGGATGCTGAGGAATTAGAAGCTGTACAAGAGAAGGTAGTAGAAGTACAAAAGGCATCGGAAGTATCGAAAGCTACTGCTGATAAAATTGATGCTCTATACAATATGATTATTCCTCTTTTGAACAATCTTCAAAAGAATCCTGAAAAGGAATATATCTTTTGGCCTAATAGGCTTGAAAAGGTAGAAGAGTTTAGAGATAAGCTAACGGAAGTTTATAACGGTTGATAAACTATCTAGCGTTAATAATTGCTATTGCTATCTCAGCAGTTGCAGCCTGGTATTCTATTGTCGGGCTGATTGCTATATTTGCAGCTGCAGCTATCCCCATTGCAATTATGGGTACAGTTTTAGAGATAGGTAAACTTGTAACTGTTTCATGGTTGTATCAAAACTGGAAAGAAACACCAAAGCTACTCAAATCATATCTTGTATTTGCTGTTGTTGTTTTAATGTTTATCACAAGTTTAGGTATTTTTGGATTTTTATCTAAAGCCCATATTGATCAAACATTACAAGGTGGCGACAACACATTACAGATAACTTTGATTGAAAACAGAATAAAGAATGAACAAAGGATAATTAAAGATGCAGAAAACGTTATCAAACAGCTCGATACTCAAGTCGAGACTCTTATCGAGTTCGACCGCATTCGTGGACCCGATGGAAGTATTGCAACAAGACAATCTCAGCGAGGAGAAAGGTCCGACCTTAATGGAGTTATCGATAAGGCATCAAGTCGCATCACAACTCTTAATGATGAAGCAGCAGGCCTTAGAAAAGAACAACTAAAGCTAGAAGCTGATGTTGGGCCTATTAGGTATATTGCAGAATTATTTTACCAAGATAAAGCCGATCGAACTATTTTGGAGACTGCTGTCAGATGGGTTATTATTGTTATTATTTGGGTGTTCGATCCTTTGGCTGTTCTACTATTAATTGCAGCAAACCAAGGTTTAATGTTGACTGCAAAGCGTAGAAAGAGGTATTATAGTCGTAAGGGTTCAGTAGAATTAAAATCCAAAGATATATTAAATATTAATTAGGAGTAAAGTATGAGCGATTTCTTTCGAAACTTAGCAGACGATATAAAGGATGAAGATACATCTATTGTTGCAGATGGTCTAGGTTCTGCTGAATATTCTGGAACTGTTGATACTGGTTCTTATGTTTTGAATGCTGTACTATCTGGTAGTGTGTATGGTGGTATACCAAATAATAAGATTACCGCATTTGCTGGCGAATCAACAACTGGTAAGACATTCTTTGCTCTTGGAGTAGTTACTCAGTTCCTGAAAGACAATCCTACTGGAGGTGTTGTTTACTATGACACTGAGGCAGCTATTACGAAAGGAATGATGGAGAGTAGAGATATAGATACACAACGTGTAATTATTGCAGAGCCTGATTCTATTCAGAAGTTTAGAACACATGCTCTAAAGACTCTGGAACAATATGAAAAGACACCAGAGAATAAACGTCCTCCTATGTTAATGGTATTGGATTCGCTTGGTATTCTATCAACCGAGAAAGAGCTATCAGATAGTGCAGAAGGCAAGGATGTTAGAGACATGACTAAGTCTCAACTAGTTCGTGGGACATTCCGTGTGCTTACACTTAAACTTGCAAAAGTAAAAGTACCCATGATAGTTACAAACCACGTCTATGAAGTCATTGGTAGTTACATTCCAATGAAAGAAATGGGCGGAGGTAGTGGATTGAAGTATGCAGCATCTACTATTGCTTATCTATCTAAAAAGAAAGAAAGAGATGGTAAGGATGTTGTTGGTAATATTATCAAAGTGAAGATGTTTAAGTCACGTCTTAGTAAGGAGAATAAAGAAGTTGAATGTTTACTTAACTATGATACTGGCCTGGACCGTTATTACGGCATGGTTGAGCTTGCTGTTAGTTCTGGTGTTTGGAATGCTTCCGCAAATCGTATAGAAACAGATCAAGGACAGAAAGTATATCCTAAAGCAATACTGAAGGAACCAGAAAAATATTTTAATGATAAAGTGATGATGGTAATTGAAAAGCATGTTAATGATAAATTTAGTTATGGAGTAGTTGATGATCGAACAGACGATACTGAACAACCTGATTCAGAATGAAGAATATGTTCGAAAGGTAATACCATACCTTAAAGCTGAGTACTTTCATGACTATAGTGATCGATTTATATTTAAAGGAATTGTAGAGTACTTTGAAAAATATAATAAACCACCAACAGTTGAAGCAATACGTATTGCAAGCCAAGATGCAGAAGATCTTAGCGAGACGCAATATGAGAGTGTTAGCAGTCAGCTGTCTGGTTATTCCAACGATGATAATTCTAACATTGAATGGCTGTTAGATCAAACAGAACAGTTTTGTCAAGATAAGGCGATATACAATGCAATTATGGAATCAATTAGTGTTATTGACGGAAAGAGTGACAAGGGGCGGGGAGCACTCCCAACTATACTTAGTGATGCTCTTTCTGTTAGTTTTGATCCTCACATTGGTCACGACTTCTTAGACGATGCCGAACACAGATGGGAATACTACCACAGAAAAGAAGTCAAAGTCTCATTCGATATTGACCTCCTTAATGACATTACAAAAGGAGGGCTCTCAAAGAAAACACTCAATATTGCCTTGGCTGGGACTGGGGTTGGCAAAAGCATGTTTATGTGTCATTGTGCTGCTGCTAATCTTAGAGATAATAAAAATGTTCTATATATAACATTAGAGATGGCTGAAGAAAGGATTGCTGAACGTATTGATGCTAACCTTATGGGTGTTACTATTGATGAAGTTCATATGTTTCCACAAGATGTATATGATAAGAAGATCAATAGAATGAGACAAAACCATAAAGGTAAGATTGTCATTAAAGAGTATCCTACAACAGGTGCTGGAGCAAACCATTTTAGATACTTATTGAATGAGTTGAAGATTAAACGTAATTTTGTACCTGATGTTGTATATGTTGATTATCTTAACATTTGTATGAGTGCAAGGATTAAGTATGGAGCAGGAGTCAATTCGTATACGTATATCAAAGCAATTGCAGAAGAGCTACGAGGACTCGCTGTGGAATATGACGTGCCAGTCGTCTCTGCGACACAAACAACAAGATCGGGCTTCACGTCTAGTGACTTGGGGCTTGAAGACACCTCGGAGAGCTTTGGTCTGCCGGCGACTGCTGACTTCATGTTTGCGCTTATTAGCACCGAAGAACTAGAAGACCTGAATCAGATACTTATTAAGCAGTTGAAGAATAGATATTCTGATCTAGCAAACAATAGACGATTTGTTGTTGGTGTGGATCGTGCTAAGATGACTCTCTATAATACTGAGCAGTCAGCACAGGATGATTTAATA